ACATTGAAAATTCAGGTGCTTGCTTCATTAAATTAAAAATAGTAATAAAATCTAACATTTCTTTTTTCTCCATTTGCTACCGCCAAAAATTAGAACAGCAATATAGAAAGCCTTAGCTTTCCAAACTTCTAGCGAGCTATTGCGTAAACCGTTGTAAAATGCCATATCTGCATCTCTGCGAAACATATCAAAAGTTCTTAATCCTGAGTATAAAAAATCATGTGCAATAGCATTTTCAACGCCAACATCGAAGTTAGAAAATAAGGGCTTGAATAAAGTCGGGATAGTAAAGCCGTTAGATTCAAAGCCTGCTGGGATAGTGTATATTTCTTGCAATCTTTGACCCGCAAAATTAATATAAAATCTTAAATCTTCTTTTAGAACAATTTTATCTTTCTTATCCTTTTTTGGCGTATAAACGGCTTCGTCTATAAATTCAAACCCTGATTTCATTATGCTGTAAATTTAATTAAATTAACTTCATCGATAGTTTTACAATTATTAATTTGTGCTAAATAAACACTATTTAAAACATTGCTGTTAACTTCTCTTTGTTGAATATGATTCGCCAATGATTCCGCAATTGGAAACACATTAACCATTCCAGTTGATTGAACGCCATTTTTAGTAATGGTAGTTGTATAAGGAATTATTTTTGAATCTAAACAAGTTTTTAGATTTGCTTTTAAACTAGCCAAATCAATTGACTTAGCATCAAGAATAGAAGCTTTAATACAACTAGTCATATCAAGATTGCACTTGTTTAAAATGCTTTCAGGAGTTAGTTTTGAGTTTGGAATAGCGTCAACATACCAAATGAAGCTAACAGGCTCACCTTGTTTAAATTGAGTTTTACCGCCAACAATTGAAGGGACTAACTCGGGAGCTGTAAAAGTTGTGTAGGGCTTAGTTTTTTCAGCAAAAATAAAGGCGTTTAACTCATTTATTTTTTGTGTTTTAGCGTCAGCCAACCAGTCAAATTTCTCATATTCGCCACCGTCGGCGATATATTTTTTGATTGCTTGCATTTCGTTATTATCGGCATTTTTTGGAATTTCAAATCCATTGAATAACCATGTGTTTTTAAGTTCTTTAATAATCATAAAATCTATAATTCGTCGTTGATAATTACATTAAATTGCCCTTCTATTCCTGCTCCTGAAGCCCCATAGCTGAGCCACAAGCTGTAAGCGTTAATTGAAGCTTGAACAGGTGAAGTAGCACCACCAGAGATAACACTTAGGGAGCTACTAGGAGAGCTTGTTCTTTTAACTGTTTTAAAAGGAAATAAAGCTTTTTGGGTTATTGAACCGCCTGAAGCAAAAGCGAGTGCAAAAGCTATGCCATATTCATAATACCGCTGACATAAAAATAATTCTTGTTGAATTGTTCTATATTCAAAAGGCGTAGCCACTGAACCCGCTTCAAGTTGAACGCCAGCAATGAATAAATCATTTGAAGTAGAATCACAAGCATTGACTTGGTTGGAAGAACCAAAAAAGTTTCCAGTTTGCCAAGTATTTGGTGTTGTTTGAAATGTTGAGCCAGATGCCAAAGTAAAGCCTAATTGCAAACCAATCCCATTCGCATAATTCCAAGTTCCAGTTGCGGGAGAAGCGGGAAAATTGAGTGTTTTAAATTCCCAAGTGTTAGAGGCATTGACATTTATTTCTTTAATACAAGACCTATCATCTCCTCCGTTTATAAGGTGAACAGAATAGACACCAGTTTTTGTTGCTTTTACCCAAAAAGAAACTGTTATTTCTTTTTGTGCTAACGGAATAAAATTATGACCTTCAATCCTTTGTCTAATTGCTGCATAATCCGTAGCCGCAATTGAAGAATCTACAGTTTGACAATCAATTTTTAATGAATTTGAAAATAGTCTTCCAGCTTGAGCAACCGTCGGAACATCACTCGACCAAGTTATATCATGAACCATTGAACCTGATTTCAAATACAACCAACGGTCAGCAGTGTAGGTTGCATGAGCAACCGAAGTAAAAGAAGTCCCTCTTTGCCAGATATTAAAATCGCCATTGATTATAGCATTGCGATTGGGTTGTAAATCTGCTAAAGCCATACTTCCAGAGCCATTAAAATATGCAATTTTATTTGCAGAGCCAGTGAGATTAGCAAGAGCATTTAAATTTGCATTGCCATTCATACCTTGAACAAAGTTAGTGCCGTTATAAACAAATTCAACTTCTGTATTTGCTGGAATATCGCCAGTGGTTAAATTTGTAGAGCCGTCTGATTTTTTACAAGTTATAGCAGAGCCACCAAAGGGAGTAATGGTCGAAGAACCTGTATTTGAATTTGCAGTTTTAAATCTTACTCTTGTTCCAGTTTTGAGTGGTGGATTTGTAAAGGGCGAAGAAGCTGTAAGAATATAAGAATTTGCAGAACTTCCGCTATCTGTGCATAGAATACCAGCTTGAGAAACATAAGCTTTAACAGCTTCAGCTTGTTGCGAATTAACCAATCCAGAACTATCAAGTGTTGTTCCATCAATTACAGAAAGAGCATTCATTTCATCTCTTAGGATATTTAGATACTGAGCATCTACCGGAGGAGTTGCATTATTATTAAACGAGCCTGTTGTTTTTGTAGTCATATTAAGTAAAAATTAGTTTTACATTTGCTGGCTTAACAGCCTCAAATAAATTTATTAATAAATCATTTGTTCCTTTAGGAATAAACGGCGGTGTATAAGGCGGATAAGCTGAAGCATCAAAGTCATTTGATTTTATCATTAACACAAACCTAACGCCATCTTCACTAAGAGGAATAAACGGCGGTGTATAAGGTGGATAAATAGCATTTAAACCTTTTTGTATAGTTACATTTAAACCAAGCAAATTAGCTAAAGCTCTCATATCATCAATTGTAAGAACTCCTAAACTTCTTAATTTTGTTAAAACTTGGTTTCTTCTTTCTTCAAATGTTAATTCGGTAGTTTTCTTAAAGATATTATCTGGTATGCCCACGCTAGATTCCCACAATGATAAGAACTCTTCGTCATCACAATCTAAGATATTTAGATTTTTAAAATCTTTAGTAAATAAATCATCAATATCTTTAAAACTTTTGGATATTCCTTTTAAAAGTTTATATAAATCGCTATCTTGATAATTTTTGGCAAAAAACAAACGAGAATTAGGAAAATACGATGAGGTAATTTGTGTATGAGTCTGTATTGTTTCTATCTTAAACTCGGTCATGGATAAGTAATTGTTCCTAATGTTGATATTTCATTTAATCCAATTAAATTATCCGCCGTTGGGAAGGATAAAGTAAATTCGGGTTTTCTTCCAGTTGAATCAAAAGTATTTCCAATTATAGCTTTAAATGCGGTAATTTTATCATTAACGCCAATTTTATTCTTACTTCTAAAATAACTATCCAAAGATTTTGTAATAGCATCTTTCATCGCTGTTGTGTTTGGATACAAATAAGAGAAAGTAAAATTTTGTGGAACTGCTATTGGAGAAAACACGATCATATCAGTTTCGTCCATGTTGGAAATTAAACTCAAAAGCAATCTGTCTTTAACTTTGTTTACTTCGGTCGAAGAAGGAATTATACTTGGGTCGTTATCTCTTAAAACTCCAATTCTAACTTGACCGGGTTGAACATAAGAATAAGAAGCCGTAATTGTTCCAGTTGCTGGTGTAGTAGGAGTTCCATCAACTTTAAAAGCAAATCTATTTGCATCTAAAACAATTATTTTTCTCGTGCCGTTATAAGCAGTTTGAACAGCTCCAAGAACTAAAACAGTTGAATTGTCAGCTAACCCATGATTGTTAGATGTGGCAATAGCGACATTATCATATCTTACTAAAGAAGATATGCTTAGGCTTGCTGTAGTTGATGTTGGATTAAATATTTGAACTCTAGTAATTCCGCTAATCTTTTTACATTCACTTTCTAAGAAAGCGTTGTTAAAAGTGGATATTGGGTTTTCCATTCTATCGTTAATTCTTTGTCTGTAAGATACAAAATCTTCGACATCAGTTCCATTTGTTAACCCGTCATAACTTACAAAACAGTTAGAGTTAATATCGGGAACCGCTGTATTTAATTTTAATAATGTTCCGTGATTCTTATTGGTATTTAAACCAAATTCTGAGGATTTGACTGTAGCTAAAATACTTTTCCATTGGACTACAATAGTTCCAGTGGCAGAGCCAGCTGTTCCCGCTTTTGTGTATGTAAATGAGGTTGGCGAAATAACGGTTATTACTTGATTGGTAATATTAAAATCATCAGGAACTGCACCAGTGATTGAATCAATTGTAAAACCACTTGCTAGATTAATATTGGAGCTAAATGCGACAGTAACCAAATCACCAGTTCTACTAATAGAAGTTGGATTTACTTGTTGAAGTGCAATTGTTGCGTCTGATTGAGTTGTAAAAACTAATCCATCAGCAGATTTAACTTGAGTATTTGTTGGAATCAAAGCCCCGTTAGTTCCTCCAAAAACAACGCTACCTTCTGACGGCGTTGGTGGATTTAATGTTATTCCGTATGGTTCTCCGTGATAATAAAGGTATTCATCATCGCAGGTTTTTATAAATGTTTGTTTATTAATCTTTAATCTTTTTCTATAAACATCATAAACTCTAGCTGATAAAGCTCCTAAGAATGACTTAATGCCATCTTGCTTTAACGCTTCACCATTAGTTTCAATAGAAACATCGGCTGTCATTTTGTCGTAAACTTCTACTCTTGTATCTGGTGTATTAAACTCAGCCATTGGTTTTTATATTTAAACTATATTTAATTTCGTTTTTTAAAAAAGGTTTTATTTTTATTTCTAAAATAACATAACCTAAGCCAATAAAATAATTATATAAAACATCATCTTGTAAAATATTGCCGTTAATATCGACAAAATTTACTTCTATATCCTCAACTACTTCATCTTCAATTAGCCAATCTAAGGCTTCTTCGGTATAGCTCAAAATAAGATTTATAGTATCTTGGTCTAAAACAGATTGTTCAAGAGTCCAAAGAAAACTTCCTTGCTGATAATCTTGACCGCTATATATTATCAAATTTCCAAACCAACCATTTTGAGGTATGTTTTTATTAGCAAACTCTGGAGATATTTCTCTTTTGTTGCAGAATAAAGATACATAAATAGAACTTTTCAACGGGTCAACATCGTTAGAAAAATCTATGTCAAAAGGATAAGGTTTGTTTTTAGTCTCAATAAATCCTATTGTCATACGACACCTCCAGTTGACCCCGGCCCACTCAGAACTCCTGAATGCATATGGCTTAGGAAAGTTTTATTAGCGATTTTAGTTCCAGTTCCTGTTAATGTTGAATCTCCAGAAACTTCTAAATTTCCAGTTATCTTTACATTTCCAGTAATCTCTATACTATCGCCCTTGAGTGTTATTTTATTTTTTTCGCTAACAATGTCAATATTTCCGTTATCCATAAATAAGACTTTATTGCCATTTCTGCCATAAACAACAACGCCGTCATTAACTGAGTTTATATCAAATAAATCTATTACATGACCATAATTTTTAGATGTATCACAATCAGTGTTAACAACAATACAATGACAGCCTACTTTAGGAGTTCCACTAATGCCCATTGAGCTTACAATTAATATATCATCAATCTCTACATCATTTCTGATTAATTTCACTTTTGCATAAATAAGTTGATCGACAATTTCAATCGCTGTAATTATTCCTAAATTTGTATAACTATGTTCCATATTTGTTTAAATTGGAGGTTCTATCGGAATTTCTCTACCTTTATTACCAGAACCTTTTATTCTTTTAACTAAAGGCTCAAACAAAGATTCAGTATAGGCTTTTTTATCAATAAGAACCATTTCTGATTTAGTTCCATTTTCATTTTTAGTATATTTGACAGATTTTATTAAATATCTACCAATAACATTTTTTATATCATCAACCACATCAACCAAACTATTTACTCTCCATAGTGGATTTTTTTTAATATCTTCATCTAAATTTTGTCTAAAACCCCAAACCGCACAATTGTAAACAAACGATTGAGCTTTTCTGATGTTATTTTCCCACTCGGCTATTCTTTGGACTTCTTTTGGTGATGAAACTTGTCTAAAAGTTGTATATATTCTATTCTTTCTAATTTCATCATCATAAGAAACTCCAGTAGCATTTATCGTATTACTGCGAATCCCGCCACGACCTTTTTCTTTAATTATTGGCTCTAGTGGGTCAATTGTGGTATCGCTGGTAGCATTGCCATTAGCGGTAGGAATAGATTTAACAACATATTTGTAAAATCTTTTTGAGTAATCTATATCAACATTAGAAGAAAGAATATTCGAGTTTCTATCATTTCTGATTCGCTGTAATAATGTATTGCATACCTCGCCACCAATATCGTTAATTATTAAGTTCCCACTTCCATCGGAGTTTAAAATTAATTGCCTTTTATCAGCACATCTTTTAATAACTTCAAACGCACTATCGTTATCTCTATGAACAACATCATCGCTAGATTGCAATATAGATATATCGCCATATTTATTAATAACAGATACGCCTTTTTGTTTTCTAATGTTATTGGGGTTATCAATTACATCGTAATTTAATGTTTTTAAAACATCTTTGCATAATTCAATAAAGGATATTGGAGTTTTATATATTTTTGCTCCTATTTTGCTATCAACTAAATCACAAAGATTATCTCTTCCGCTTATCTGAATAATTGATTTATCTCCTTGGTCGATTTTATTTACAATCTCTATAAATCCCGTCAAGAACTCTTCTCCATCAATATCTATAATAACCTCATCGCCTTCTTTTATAATTGAGTTATCGCTAGGAATATTAATTGTAAAAGAAAATATTTTAACTAGATTTTCAATATTCTGAGAAAGTTCGTAAGATAAAAATTCCGTATATTTATAATCTTCTATTTTTATTGATATTTTGTTCATGAAACAAACAATTTAATGTTGCCACTAACGCTTTGAGGGTCTTGTATTTTATTAAGATTCAATATGTTTTCATATTGAGAACCAGCAGCATTAGCATAATAACCATAAGCTAAGGCAATTGCTGGCAATGAGTTAGTATTGATAGTGCTTACAGAAGGTAGTTTAAACTTCAGGTTATTAAGCGAGATTAATGTTTCCGCTCTCATTCTTTCAATTATTGAATAAATTTGGTCATCTATCAAATTAGGATTTAAGGAATTATACATAGTCTCAACCCTTTTTATAATATTATTGACTTGACTTTGGTCGGTATAATCTATTGAAGTTGCTACTAGATACGAATTTGATATTAAAGAAATCTTAACAACATTTGAGATCGTATTTCCTACTATAGTTTCTGGTAAAGTGTTATTAATCGCAGAAGGCATTTTTTTAAATACATTTTCTTGTATTTTAAAACAATCATCAAAATTTGTCGTTACTTCGATTAATCTATTTATATTTTTCATAAAAGCATCGGCAAATTTAGCTGGAAAATTTATAACATCATTAATGGTGTTTTTTAAATCAGTAATATCGGCAATAACGCCAGCTATTTCATCATTAATTCCATTTATAGTCTCCATAGCTTGCCTTGCTCCATCGGTAAAAGCAGTTACGCCATCTCTTACAGAATTATAAGCCTCTAAACTTTCTTCGGCAAGTTTACCTAAATCTTGCAATAACTTTTTATTTTCATCGCTTAACGAATCAAACAATTTACTTAGGAATCCTTTTTTATCATCAACTTTTGTAGGAAATTTATTTTTATCGGATTCAGCGGCAATAAATTTATATATTGCTTCACCAATTTTTCCTTGTATTGATTCTGTTCCTTGAGGTCTAATAATTACAACTTCTTTTCTACCTAAAGTTGGGTGAACTAAAACTCCAATGCCTTCGTGGGCTAAGGCTTCCTCAAATTTCTTCTTGTTTCTTTTAAAACTAGTTGGTGTTCCTTTATTAGCCTCGATTCTAGCGGTCATTTCATAAATACCTCTAACCTTACCCATATCCTCAATATATCTTGAATCTGTGTTAGGATACTCGAATACGGCAGTTTTTCTACCTAGTTCAGGTTTAGAGGCTTCCATGCCATAAAAAGGCACTCCGTTTAATTTGCAAGCAAACCAGTTTGAATTAATTGGCACTGTTTCCTCCAGAAATCATATTTGAACCCGGGTTAAGTTTTTTACCAGCGGAAGTAAATATATTTGGGAAAACCCCATCGCTATTTCCCTCAATTCTTAATATCAATTCTACTTGTTGTGGCTTCATAATTCTTTCAAAAAAAGCTTCAGGAGTCATTGGTTCTTGTGGTTTACTAGAAGCATTTACTACATTTTGGCTTTGAACATTAGGCGAATAAGTCATCATCGAAGTTAAGTCTCCCTTTCCGCTTCCGGGAATAAGCGTCATATTATTAGGTTTATACTTAAAAATATCGGGTATATTATTTAATGAATTTACCGCTTTATTATTGTTATATTTTTTATCGTAATATGCCTTTGAAGCAAGCACTTCTTTTTCGAGAGCATTGTTTTCAGCATAATTTCCATATTCCTCTCCTATTAATTTTCCAGTTTCGTAAGAAAGCATTCCAAGAAAAGCAGCTTTCCCAATTGGGTTTGCTAAGGCTTTAAGCGCGTTTCCTCCAAAACCAAGGAGTCTAGGAGCTTTTGATAAAAATTTTGTTCCGTATCTAGCAATAAGACCCGCACTAATTGATTTTCCTAAAGGCCCAGTAGCTTTATAAGCCAAAGCGGTTGCTTTTGATGTGATTTCACTACCTCTTTCTTCTCCAGTCTCCTCATTAATTATTTTAATTTTTTCTTTATCAGCTTTTAAGATTTGCGTTATGGTATTTTCGGAAGCTAAAAGTGGGTCAGTAATGACTCTATTTAAATAATCTAGTCTATTACCAATTGCCCCCATTGCTCTTGCAACTATTTTTGGAAATCCACCTTTATTAGCTGAGGTGTCAACAAAATATTTATATGCGTTTTGCAATCTACCGACTTCACCAGTAAAAGTGTGTGATTTTTGCTGTGGCATATTACCCAACATATCTTGAACAATGCTAAGAGTATGAACTAAGTTTCCGCTTCCAATGACGCCTTTATCAAGTAAGTCGTTTAAACTAATTTTTTTGTTTCTATATTTTGCATACAAACCATATAATTGTGGACTTTTAGTTTGTAGCGTTGGGTCTTCAACAGTTCTTCTAACCGCTTCTTCAATTACTGGACGAGCAATCGACATTCTTTCCGTCAATTGTTGGTTTAACTCTTGACCATAAATTATGTCTCTACCCATCATTTGAGAAACAGCCGTGAATGTTCCCTTAGTCTGCTCGGCATTAAGATTGGTCACCCTTGATAAAGCTGTAAAAGCTTCGGTAATATTTTTAACATCTTGTTCTTTAAACTTACTTTTTCCACCGGCTCTAGCGGACATCATCTTTATATAATCAGGAGCAACATCAGTAAAATCTACCCCGTATTTATGGCCTAAATCATATAAAAACCTAATATGTTTTTCTGATTGTCCTTTTAATGTGCCTAAGTTTTTATTTCCTCCAGCAAAAATCATTGCTTCCATTGAAGCTCGAATACCTTCCATTTGAATAGGAGTGTTTAAGGTGGCGGTAACCGCACCCTCTACGCCTACCGCTGTTTTATAAGCAGCATATCCACCCAATACTTGACCAAATGTTCTGCGACCACCTAAAAACCCTTCTTGCCTATTCATTGCTGGAGGAGTTGGAGGAACTCTTCCGCCACCCATACCCATTGATGCAAAAACATTAGCATTGGTTGTTCTTCCAGCAGATGCTACACCAATAATTTTTCCGCTACTATCAGCAACATAATTAATCGGTGTTACTTTAGCTTTTTGATAAGACTCTGTAACTTTTTGATTATACTTAACTCTTTCTTGTTGAGATTTGTATTCTTGTTTAGCAGCTCGCTCTCTTTCTTTTGTGGCTTTTATTTCTTCCTTAGCCATTCTTATTGTATTTTTTTCCGCTTCCCTCTGTTGAGATTTTAATTCTTTAGTAAAATTATTTTTTAAAATTTGTTCGTAATTATCCTTATACCCAGGAATATAATTTCCGCCAATTTTTGTTTGCTCAAATATTGATGTTGGCATTGTGGAGTAACCCTTAGTTTTTACAATGCCAATTGCTTTACCCATTGGATTTGCAATGTAAGATATTGGGGTTACTCTTTGGTCAATCTCTTTTCCTTGTTTTTTTATATTCTGAACGAACTCTTTTTCTTGTTTTTTTATATCCTTAACAATCTCTTGATTTAATTTTTCTTTAAATTTAATGGTCTCTAAATTATACCTTGCTCTATCGGCACTATATTTTTTTAAATCAGCTTTATATTTTAAAAGAGATAAATCATTTAAATCACTTTTTTCTTTTATATTGGACAGGTTCTCTTTTGTATAAACAAGCTTACTTTGAGAAGCGGCTAATCTTTTAGCCTGAGCCTCTCTTTCTACAAGAATTTTTTGACTTACAGAAGCTTTGTTTAGCGAAGATGCAATGCCATCAATTGCTTTAGCTGTCTTCTCAGATTGTTTTTCTAAAGATTTCAGGTGAGATTGAGTCTTGTCTATTTTAGAGGTAGCTTGGTCAAGTAAATCTATTGTAAATTTAATCCCGCTCATGTTTTACCTATTAAGTTTTGCTTTTTGAGCTTCTTGTTCTCTTATTGCGTTCTCTGACTGCACTAATTCATTATTTATAGAAATCCAATTAAAGAACTCTTGCAACGACCAATTCATAACATCTTGATAGGTAAAAATACCAGCATTTTGTTTTAAAAACCAAAGCATTGCTTTATTAATCCCCTTAATGTTAAAATTAAATTTTTTTGTTTCCGTATCCCACGAACTTAAAACTACTGAATCTTGATTTTCAATTCTAAGTTCGTTTCTCCTAAAAAATTTTCAAAATATATCCTCAGTAGTTTAGAAGCTATTAACGAAGGGACATTGTCAAAAGTAATTCTTGGATTTGCTCCAACAGGTTGGGTTGGAGTAATATATCCCTTTAATGCTAAAAAATCTAAAGCAGCTAAATCAGAAATTTCAATTTTGTTGTTAAACTCTTTTGCATCTCTTATTTTTAATACCAACAATTGTAATTCTTTTGTTTTTTCTAAAGTTTGAGAATTTTCACAAGTGTAAGACCATTCAAAAGGAGTTTCATTACCTTTGCTGTCTTTAATGTTAAATTCTTCTATAATTATAGAAGTGGTAAAAGTTGTCATAAATTTATATTAAAAGTTTATAATTTAATTGCTGTTTGACCTTGGAAAGAAAAAGCAACACTACTATCAGGAGAGCTTCCAGAAGAAAGATCATTCATTAATGTCATATTTCTAAAAATAAAACCACCAGAACCATTTTCAGGTAAAAGAGTGATTTCAGTATCTTCTTTAGATTTAAGATCATAAAACAAATTAATGGGATTTACTTTTCCTTCGTCAGCGTTAATTCTAATTGAAAAATCAACAGTTGACCTAGCATTCGTAAAATCAGGTATAGTGGTGGTTTTAGTAGAAGAACCATTAACCAATACATTAGTAGTCTTTTCTGGCAAACCAAGTTTGTAAGTTAAGGAATTTGCATCAATATAGGTTTCTACGCCGTCTATTTTTAATTTTCCAATAAAAGGTATTGTCATATAATTAAGAGTTTGCTGTTAAGTTGAATGAAATTTTTTCAAGTTGTCCCATATTATAATAAGAAGCAGAACCACTCATGCTATTAGTAGCTGTGTTTATGTTTATAATAAGGCTTTTTTGAAAAGCTTCTTGAAGTGGGCCATTCTCATCGAATTGAACAATACCCTCTTCTGACATTGTTTTAAATATTGATATAAGCAAAGCTTTTGCAGACTGAACATCGACATAAATTACATCTGATACTGCAGATGGAATTTTACCACTAGTCAATACGGCTTGTGCATATCTTTTTTTCCACTCTTTATAAACATATTCTTTTACAATAGCTGAATTTAAAAACTTATTTAAATTCATGTAAGTTTGACCGTCGTCAGTAATGCTAGCTTTTTTATAAACTGTCATGTATCTTGGTCTAGTTATGACATTTATATTAGACTCGTCCATTACCGCAACAGAACCACCTAATTCTTCGATAGCTTTGATTTCTTCATCTAGCCAGCTTATTCCTTGTGGAATTTTATACATGTTAGGAACTTTAACTCCATGGAAAGGAACAGCAACTTTATTAATTCCACCAGAAGCAACTGGAAATTGCATAAAGCTTGCAATTGGTGCATCAGGAACTAATCTCAATGAATCTGTAGCTAGCAATTTTGCAGAAAAAACCAAAGGAATTTCTAATGTTGACGAACCTTTAATATTTGATTCATTGGCAGTTTTGAAAAATACTGCGTTTACAACTTTTGAATTTAAGCTTCCTAAAGTAGTTTGAGCGTTAGCATAACTATCTACTTGAGAAACTGTGCAGTAAGATTCATAAGTTTGGTTTAGTGTGTTAAATTTAGCTTCTAAATGAGTTTTAACTTCCGATAAGAAACATTTTTGAGTTGCTATATCGTATCTAGCATTTTTAATTTTATTCAAAACATTTGTAATAACTGGGTCAGTAGCACCGCTAGAAAAAGCAGTAATAGCAACCGAAACATTAATTGGTAAACTTTCTACATAAATAGCATACTGATTCGCTTCTGTTCCTTTATTTTTTGCTGTAAAGGTAACAGTTCCGCTAGAATTTGAAGCTCCAACAACAGCGTTTTCATCGGCATTAACTAAAGCGGCTAAAGAATCACCAATAGTAGTAGCGGTTGAAGTTGTCAAAACATCAATCTCGTATTTATTTTTAACACCTGAGCCAATGATAAATACAGCTTTACCATTCTTAGGGCTTGATGCGGTAATGGCAACTGAACCTGTTGCGGCCACACCAGAAGCATTATCTGCAACGATAATAGCACTCAAAGGAGATTCTTTGTTAATCTCTTTAAACTCTTTAATAGCTAAATAAGCTAGAGAATTTGCTCCACAAAGGGCTTTTAATTCATCAATAGAACTTGGAACATTTTCAATTAAATTACCCGAAGTAAAACTTCCACTAGAAGTTCCTTGAGCAAGGATTAGTTGCTTTCTCAAACCTAAACCAGATTGAGCTTGACCAGCAATTAATTGAATATTAATATCGGGTGAACTTTGAGACATAAACTATTTTGTTTTTTGTTTTTTGTTGAAATCTAATGTAAAATGACCATTGTTAAATTTTAATTGCTCATACCAAAAACCATCTATTGGAGTTCCTTCGCTATCGACATCAATTTCGATTTTATCATTAACATGATATTGTTCATTTTGACTACGATAAAACTCTATTAAAAAAGTTAATGTTGCTTTCATATTTAAAATTTAATTGTTGTATTTTATATTTTTCATAATACGATTTTTTTGAAAATTGTCAACACTTTACAGCCTAAAAGTCTTATTTATGGATATTAGCCAAAGAAAAATTGAAAGCATATTAGAAAGCACAAAGAACACAATATATAGGGAGAATTTTTATGAGTTCTTCGCTAATATAGCTTTTAAAGCAATCTTTCCAAATAAAGAATTAAAGCCATCTAAATCTACAAAGATTTTGTGTAAAATAGGTGAATTATCATCTAAGAGAAAAGAAGGTTATAGAAAAGTAATTGTAAATATCCCACCCGGCTTAATGAAGTCAACAATAATTTCTGCTGCATTACCAGCTTGGCATTTAGGAAGACAGCAAAGCGAAAGAATATTTGGTGTTTCAAATAAAGATAAATTGGTGACGAGAAATGTGGGCTGGACAAAGCTTATAATGGAAACTGATAAATACAAAAAAGTTTTCTCTGATTTAGCTATCGTAAAAGATACAGAAAGCCATATTAAAACTTCTCTAGGTGGTGAGAGACAAGGTTTTGGAACGCTATCAAAAGTAACTGGTGAAAGATGCGATATGTTGTTGCCAGATGACTTTATCTCCTCGGACATGATATTTAGAAGCGAAGGGACAACTGCGTTGAAAGCTTGGGACGAAAGTTTTTATAGTAGGGTCGATAAATTGGTTGGTATAATTCTGATAATAGAACAAAGGCTTGGTATAAATGATTTAACTGGATATTTATCTAGGACTAGACCGGGCGAATATAAGATTATTTCTTTGCCTGCAATATTTGAAGAAAGAACTGTTATAGTGCTTGACGACGAAGAGTATGTTTTTGAAGCTGGAGAATTGCTATCGCCTGATTATTTGCCATTGCACGAATTAGAAAGCTTAAGAAATAGAGTTGTTGACGAGGAAACTGGCATTGCGAATGGAAAGCAAGTATTTTTTGCTCAATATATGCAAAATCCAGTAGCTGACGGAGGCAATATGGTTGATATTAATTGGTTTCAGCCGTTTAATATTTCCGATTCATCTTCAATGAAATTTGAAAGAGTTGTTGTATCTGTCGATTCCGCTCAAAAACCTAATGAAGTCAATGACCCAAGTGCTTTTTTAAAGTTTGGTATGATAGGAAAATCAAAATATTTAATTGACCAATATTGTGAAAGAAAAGTGTATCCAGAAACAAAGCAAGCTTTAATTGCATTTTGCAATAATGGTCATAGAGCCACAGACTTGATAATAGAAGATGCTAACACTGGCTCAAGTTTAATACAAGAGCTTCCTAATGAACAAAAATTATATGGAATCTCTATAACCCCCATTTCTCATGGAGGAATAAAGAAAGAAATAAGATTTTCTACCGCAACTGGTGCAATGTCTAGTGGAACTTACTTTTTTCCTAAAGATGCAACTTGGTATGCAAGCTTTGAAAGCGAATTAATGCAATTTCCAAAGGGTCGTCATGATGACCGATGCGACTGCCTTAGTCAATTTGCACATTGGGAAGTCGCTCAATCAACTAGATTTGATTTTTGGTGCACATCAGTTTAATTAACTATACCTATAGAAGATATGATGTTGTCATTATTAGCGTCCTTTAAATCAAAGCTAATATTAGCTAAAGCGGTAGTATCATATTCTTTTATTTCTTGGTCTTTTGTAAATTCAATAAATGTTTCAAATATAAAACTATGCGAATAAAAAGTTTTCTCGGATTCTTTGGTTTGGTCAACAACAGGAGTAAGTTTTTGATATACAACATTATTGCTAAATGGCGATTCAGGTATAAATCCAGCTATTGTCTGACAAATTGGTTTAATGTATTGCGATACCTTATCCTTCTCATCAGCTAATCCGATTGAAGAAGCTTTTTCTCCTAAATTTATCATTACGCACAATTCTAAACCCTGTATAATTTTAGCAGAAATTCCACTGCCTAATAAATTCTCTACATTAACATCTGTTTTACCATTAGGGTCTTTGCCAGTAGTCCTTGGAAGAGTATAAACAAATAACCAAGACTTAGTTTGATTTGTAGCATCAACTCCGTTTGTAAATATCTCTTTTGCTCTTTCGTAATCAGCAGTTCCAATAACTCTTAATCTACTTTTTATTATTCCGATTGGAGAGCTTTGTAAATATGGTAAACCAATTGCATCATTTACTACGCAGGTAATTGTATTGTGGGTATGCGATGATACAATTTTATAACCATTATATCCAAAATTTCTTTTTTCCAAGAATTTAATGCTTCCAGTAGGCGAGCTAACGGCAGTTGGGTCAATAACATAAAAGAAAATATGAGTAGATGGCGATAATGATATTTTAGTTAAAACGCTATCGTTAGCTAAACCGATAAAATTGTCGATTATAAATGTTTTTGAATTAACGATAGATTTAACGGACAATAAGCTTCCATTTATATTTATTTTGTAATTAGCATTTACTATAAAAGGGTTGTCTTCTACTGTTGTGATGGTCGCCGTATCGTCATTATTAATAACTTTAGATTGAACATTAAAATATAAAATATCTCTACTTATATTTTTTACTCCATTGTATTTGGCATCGCTTGCACCAACCATTTCTACCGTGTTAGCGGTTTTAATAATGTTGTGGTCATTAGTTGATAACGCAACTGCAATGCTTCCGTATTTTTTTAAAGAAGTTATTTCATAATAATTTTTAACATCACAAACTAAAAAAGTATTGCCATTTTCTATATGATGAGTTCCGTCAGTAGTGTAAGTGATATTTGTTCCACTAATCGATATATTTGTAATATTTATATTATCAGAAAAATCATTAGAGTATTTAGGTAAAACTGCTTTGATTTGATGGACTATTTGACTTGTTTGCATTATAACCCCTTTAAATTATTGTTTATAGCAAGTTGTATTTTATTTGCTATTCTAGCTTTATTTTCGGCAAGTGGTCGCCTGATATTGTTTCTTGGGGCGACATTTGCACCTCCAAATTCTTGAATAGCGGCGTGTGGTGCAGTAGCTCCTATAATTTGTTGATTACTTCCACTGCTTTTAGTATAAACACTTTTACTTAATTCTCCAGTTAAAACTGCAGAACTTTCTAAACCGCTTGCATTTGACGCTTTGTGCATATAAGAACTTCCCGCAGGTATTTTTAGCCCTTCTGGAGCTGGATAAGTCATTGTTTTATCTCCTCCAACGCTTCCAGTGTTTAATCTACTTCTTTGTCTAGTTTTACTAGCTCTTGATTTGTAAAAAATATATGTATTACCTGTTTTAGGAAGAGTCATTTGTCTTCTAATTTCTTGAACCATGTAAGTTCCAGCATTTCTTAATCCTTGAGAAGAGCCTTTTTTTATAGCCTCTTTAACTTTTGCGATATTCTCTGAGGTTAAGTTTATTTTTTTTAAATCAATATTTATGTTCACAAAATATTTAAATTAATATTTGATAAACCAGCATGATTACATTTAAACATTGAAAACATTCCTTCGTTATGAAGATTTGGCAAAACCTCTAATATTCTGTAGGCTTCTCCACTGCTGATAATAATGTTTTCAACTTTAATTTTTATAGCGGGGTCTCTTCTAATGTAAAAGTGAGTAGTAACCTTACCAAGTAAGTTTTGACCATTAAAAACATCTTCACCATTTACATCAATTTGCATAGCCCAAGCATTAGGCACTAAAATATCTTGATCCAACAAAACATCTTGCGAGGTTGTATTGTTTGCTTTTTTAATTCTTGTAATTATTGATATTGGTGTGTTTAGGTCGCCTATCTGAACATTTCTTTTAGGCTTAATGATAAACTTGCAAGCATTATTGTCCATAATATCATATAAATATTTCTTTTTGATAACCAGTGAAAAATTGAGAAGCTATTCCCATGTTATTACAACAAGCATCTCCTCTATTTTTATACAAGAATGCAATGTATTCCATAATAGCCTGTTTATAATCAAAAGGAATATTAGCTTCCGATGTGCCAAAGCCCGATGTAAAGTTTATAACAACTGCATTAGCTCTATTGTCTATTTCGTCTGGATATTCTTTTGTTTCATATAAAAATATTTCAGAATAATGATTGCTTTCTGTGAAATAATAATTAGAAGAAGCAAATGTTGTTAAAACTCCATTCAAATAATATTGAATCGATACAATTGATTGTAATTTGCTTCTTTTAATTTTTATTGGTTCGTAATTACCAAAATGGTTGTAATAAAGAGGGAAATTGTCAAGAAATGTTTTATATTCCTTTGTTATTAAATCTATGCCAGTAATGCCTTCAAATCGTTGTGTAGCGGTTTTTATTAAATTTGTGATGTGAGCATCTTCTTGATTAAAAGTTATGCGTAAATGAGCCTTAACATCAGATAAAGATATTGCTAGTGCTAATTGTGAAAAATTAGACACTAGAATATTTGATATTGGTTGTTTAAAGCAAAAAGTATTCATTATTTATTTTTTCTATTTTTTCTAGTATTTTTTGTTTCAACTTCTAGTTTATCTTCAGGAGTTTCGATTTCCAAATTATCCTCAGGAGTTTCAACTTCAATTACTGGAATTTCAACTTCTAGTTTATCTTCAGGAGTTTCGATTTTATTTTCTTTTTCAATTAAAATATCTTTTAAAGAAGTGCATTGAAAGCAAAAATTAAATTTATCTTCAGATTCATAAATTTTAATTAGTTCTTTTTTTGTATATTCTCCTTTTTTAAGAACAATTCCGTTTTCATTAAAATCTTTAGTTAATTCAAATAGTATCATAAAAATTATTTTTAATTGTCCCCCTTTGTTTTTTAAGCAAAGGGGGATTATAATTAAGATTGGATTTGTGGTTTATCCAAATATTCCAAAATAACTTCTGATTTAAAAGTTAAATCGGTGCTAACTGCTCCAGTTAAAAAATTCACTCTAAAATATTTTTGATTATTTAAAGCTAGGTTTTTAAGTGAGATACACTTAGTTCCAACAGCACCTAAACTTGTTTGGTCTATTGCTGAAACGGATGATATTCTATCGTTTTTATTTAAATAATCATCACTTGTGAAAGTAGATGGATTTACTGCAAAAGATGAATCATCAGCAAATTGCACATTTTTAATTTTTACAGAGCCAGAAGTCCAAGTTGTCACATCTAAGAAAACCTTTAATTCTTTTACCCCTTCAATTATAATTGCAGAACCAGCAATAGTAGCATCTTCCGCTGTGCTAGCGGTAGAAACTACTCCTACTTTTTTTATAATTCCTGTTAAATTTTCAGACATATATATAATAATTTAATTGTTAATATTAAGCTTTTGCATAAAGAGCTTTAATAGCTTGTGATTCCACAATACCTTGGGCTACATATCCAATTTTACCAGCTTTAGTCGCTCCGTCAAGTAAAGTTCCGACATTAGAATCGTAACCAATTATTCCGATTGTTGACGGGATTACTTTGTAAGCAAATTTTAAATCACCGACAAAAGCAAGTAGTTTACCAGCGTTGCCGGATAAGCTTGCAGTAACGGCGGTATAATCGCTTGTAATATCAGTTGTTCCGTCATTTAAAGATTTATAATTTCCAATTTGAGCGTGTTCAAATGTTCTTACTGGAATAAGACCTTCTGGCGTAACAAAAGCTTGTATGTTGTTTGAATAAAAAAATTGCTCAAGAGGCAAATGACCATCAGAAGCTTCAACAGAAAATGCGGCATTTATAAGTTGTCTGCTAACATAAATAACAGAATTGCCTATAAATTCTTTTTTTAAAGTTGATAAGAAGTTTCTTAAATCTTTTCTAATAGTTGCATCTGCTGGTGCATATTGAGTAGTGGTTGCAGTTTTACCTACGAGACTATTGTTAGCAGCCGCAATTACATCTTGGAAAACATCTTTAATGATTTTCTTGTCAAATTTACGGTTTAATCCAGCAATGTTTCTATCGAGAACGTTAACTTGATTTCCACCTTGCATAACATTAAGAATTACATCAGTAGAAATATTCATTTTTGATTGAACTTTCTTAAGAGCTAATTTAACATTTCTGTAAACAACTTCTTTAGATACCTGAGCGGCTTCTAATTCGTTTGCCTCGAAAGCTTCAATTAAAGATTCATCAAAAGTATTCCAAACAAGAGCGCCTTCATTGTCATTTACAGCAGGCATTACATCAACATCTTGTAAAATAGTTGAAGGAATGTCTTTGTTGACTTCAAAAGAACCCATCACAGTAGCTGGTCTATCAATTGTGTTTGTTGATGTTGAATCACCAAAACGAATTGCTTTTTTATCCAAAGAGTGAAACTGAATTTGCGATTTGCTATGAATAGCTTGTGCAATAGTTTGAGCTTCTTTTAAGCTTAAAGGAATGTATGATTTTGAATCAACTTTTTCAGAAGCTGATTTAAAGCCACTATTAATAGCTTCTTCAATTTTTTCGATACTTTTTTTACTGGATTCTTCTGCTTGAGCCAATTTAGCTTCAAGAGATTTAACTTCAGTTTCGATTTGAGACTTTAGTTCAGTTTTTATTTCTAATGATTTTTTTTCAGAATCATTAAGGGCATCAGCCTTTAATTGACCTGCAACATCATCAATTTTTTTTAAAATTTCTAACGACATAATTTGTTTAATTGATTTAAGATTAAATATTCATCTAAAGATTTAAGAATTGCTTCTTCGTCAATAGATTCGGTTGTTTTTTCCTCAACATCTCGTTGAGATTCTTTTTCTTCTTGCTCATCATCACGAAGAGTTTTAGAAAATTCTTGTAATTTGCCAACAACACTAATAAAGGTTTTGGCTTCTGCTGACGAAAATCCTTTTTGTTTTAAAAGTTTTTCGGCTTCTCTTTTAGTTTTAATTTCTTCAATCATAGATTTATAACTTTCAATTGTGGCTTCTGGATTCATTGCTAATGTAACAAATGAGTATTCTAAAAGTTTAGCTTCTTCAATAATCCTAACTTCAGTCTGTTCATCTTCGCTATATTTAATAAGAATAAATCCAATTGACATTTCTTGTAAAGAACCATTTTCTAACAATGGGATAATCTCGTCTCTTACTCTCCAATGGCTTTTTGGCAATCTACTTTCAACTAAAATACCTTTGGCATCTTCTACAATAGAGATAGCATGACCTAAAAGCCAGTCCATGTTATGCTGTAAAAGCAAAGGAATATTTTTTCCGCTATCTGTTCTTTCTTTTATAGACTTTGTAAAAGCACCGGGTAATATTTTATCTTTTCCTAAATCTTCATCATAGGTAGAAATATAAGCTTTTACATATAAGAACTTATCGGAGTCTTCACCTGTTGAAGCCTCAACTTTAGCCGAAAATTGTTTAATTATTTTTTTTTCTTCCATATATTGAAAAATTATTAAAAAAAGTTCTTGCAACGGTATTTATTTTTGCTAATTTGTCAAATAATTAACCACTAAAAGTCTTATTTATGGATATAGAAAAAAACGAAAAAATAAATAAAAAACTAGGTAAACCAGTTGGCTCTCAAATTGGAGAAGTTGGTTTATTTTTACAAGATGTTAAAAAAAATGCTTCTGTTTTGGTTGATTTAAAAGAAGTTGAAAATGACTCATACGATAAGGTGTTTTCTTATCTTGCAATGAAAAATTGTAAACATAACTGGTATAGCTGTGGAATACCACAAAAATACAAAGTTATTAATAGGCTTTTAAAACTTTTGAAGGAAAATCATAAAAAAGCCCAACTTTTACAAAAACAAGTTAATATATTATTAAATGAAAAAGATTAAAGTTTTATCATTATTTGACGGAATTTCAGGAGCAAGACAAGCTTTAAAGAATTTAAACATAGATTGCGACTATTATGCGAGTGAAATAGATAAATTTGCAATCCAAGTCTCTAAAAATAATCACCCTGATATTATTCAGATAGGTAATGTAAAGGGTATTCAGATAGAAGATGATTATATTTTTTATAATCAAGACAACGAGCCAATGCAAAATGGAGGTAGCTTTAAAGGCAATATTGATTTGTTAATTGGGGGAAGTCCTTGCACCGATTTATCAATATCAAAAAGAAACAGGCAAAGTTTAAATGGTTCACAAAGTAGTTTATTTTTTGAGTATGTAAGAATTTTAAAAGAAGTTAAACCAAAATTTTTTATCCTTGAAAATGTCGCTTCAATGTCTAACGATGCAAAGAATGAGATAACTAAAAATTTATTCGGGATAGAGCCTATCTTAATCAATAGTTCTTTACTTACAGCTCAGCATCGCAAGCGTATTTATTGGGTTGGTCGTTTAGGATTAGACGGCAATTATACAAAAGTTGAAATATCGCAACCAGAAGATAAGGGAATTTTATTAAAAGATATTTTAGAAAGTGGCGATACAGAAAAATTAAAATCATATTGCATAACAGCAACATATTCCAGAGCTTGCCCTAAGGATTATTTTGAACATGGCCAAAGACAACTTGTGTTCAAAAAGCCAGTTAGGGTTGGTCATTATAATAAGGGCGGTCAAGGCGATAGAATTTATAGCTCAGATGGTAAATCAGTTTGCCTTAGTGCTAATGGTGGTGGAAGGGGAGCTAAAACTGGTTTATATGAAATTAAAGGTTGTGCGATTAGAGGAAGATATAAAAACAACAGCAATGAAACTGAGCAAACATTAGAGATTAGAGAAGACGAGAAAACTAATTGTCTTACTAGTGTTTCAAAGGATAGTTTAGTTCAAATAAAAGACATGGTTAGAAAATTAACACCGACAGAGTGTGCTAGACTTCAAGGATACCCTGATTTCTATCACAATGGAATTTCAAATTCTCAAGCCTATAAATGCTATGGAAATTCTTTTACAGTTCCAATTATAGAGCATTTATTAAAACATATTTTCAATTAAATGCCAAAAGACATAACTTTTCATTACACAAACCCAGAAATGGCAAAATATTTGCTAGATATAGCAAAAATTGATTCTAATGCTTCAGTTTTAGATGCGGGTAGTGGAAAGAATAAAATTTGGTATAATTTACTGCCTAATAAAGAAAAATATGAATGTGAAATAGAGGACGGGGTTGATTTTATTAAAGATTGGGATAAAAAAGTAGATTGGTGCATTGGCAATCCCCCTTATCATATATCTTGGAAATTTACTGAAAAAGCTCTAGAAATAACTAACCTTGGGATTGCTTGGTTAGTAAATAATCAAGCATTAAATTCGCATTTTACTCCAAGAAGAATTAAATTAATGCAGGAAAAAGGTTTCTATTTGCAAAAGATTGAAGTCGTAGCTGACAAAAGGTGGTTTGGAAGATATTATTTCTTAATCTGGACAAAAGAAAAAAATAACTTCCTAGATGCTAATGCTAAAACTTTTCTTTAACAAAAGTGGCTTCATAAGAAATATTTATCTCATCTATAACTATATTTAGTAAGCGATAATTTCCTATTTTTTTATCTATATTAATTAATTTACAATCTTTTGCATATTGAGCTAGTGTTTCAATCTCTATTTCACAGCAAACAGGCTGTTGTGTTTTAATTTCGGCTAAAAATTTGTCTATAATTAAAATGTTATCTTCTATTTCTTTATGATCGCTTATTAAACTATCTTTTATTATTTGATTTACTGAATATTTTCCTGAAAATTTTATAGTTTCTATTTCATGAAAGTAATCGGTATCTAATGTGGTGTAATATTTTAAACTATTTTCAAAGCACCAAATATCTATGCCATTTATTTTAATTTTTGGAATTAATTTTGGAACAAAAGTTAAAAACTCACGCGTTGTCTTATATTGATATTGTTGTTCATTCATATAATTTAAATTTAGATTAATATAAAATTTTTTAATTTACTTCTCTCTTTCTCTTAATTCTTTTACTTGGGATAGTGGAACGCCAATAGAATCACTAGTGTTAGTATCTTCCCCAATAGGAGCTTGATTTCCATCAATATAAACTGCATTAAGTCCAATAATTGCGTTAGAGCCAAGCTTTTCTCTTAATTCATTCTTGGTAAATGCATTTATATTCGATAATTGATTAACTAACTGAGCATCTCTCATTGCTATAGCTGGTATCTCAGAAGCAACATATTTAATCTCAGATATTTTAGTTTCTGGGTTAAAGTTTTTAATTAAATTAAAATCGTTAAACTCATAATAGCTTTCAAGTATTGGCAAGATGCCATTGTCATAAAGCATAAGGTTAGCTTCTTTCATATTTGAATTAGAAGTAAATTCACCTTCGACTAATGGAAGTTGTATGTTATAAGCGTTGTAAAAAGCAACCCTTAACCTTCTAAGTCCAACATTAAACTCTAAATCTTTGGCCATGAATGGATTTTGAAGGTCAACTGAGTTTACATCGAGGTTAGTAATTATTGTTTTTCCTTGATTTTCTACTCCAGAAAATTCTTTAATAAGAGTATCTTTATATTGATTAATCATTTCTTGGTTGATACCACTATTTATTTTAGTGGTATCAATTTTCAACATTTTTTTAGCAGAAAGTGAATTTTTAAATGTAGCTTTATTGCTTAAATTTCCTTGTATATATAATTGGAGTTCATCTTGCAATGGTTCTAATCTACTTCTACCAAATCCAGTCATTATATCGACATGAGAATCTTCCATTTCTCTATATTGTATTAAATCATAAATATAACCATTTTCTTCATATTGGTATCTAGTGGTATCTATAAAACCATCTTGAGTTTTAAGTTGTTTTGAATATCTAACGGTCTTAGAGTATTTAGTAGTTTCATAATAATCTATTTCTTCACCCTTAATGTTTATTGTTATTTTTCTAGGGTTAATATTGGTTATAGCTTTTACTACTTTTTTTTTCTTATCCTTTACATATTTTACTTCAACAAAGTTATTACCAGTAACTAAAAAATGCACTAAGGCTTCTTTTCTAAATTGTATGCCGTTTTGTTGAGAATTTGGTCTTCTCGCCCACATATTAAATAAATCATCTTCCGCAGATGCCTCTTTACCAATATAGCCATAGGGTCTTATGCAAGAGCCTAGGGTTGCCAGCTTATCTATAGCGTCAGCAACAGGAGCAACCTTATTATAATAATCTAAAAAGTTGGCTGGTGCGTATTTATAGTCAAATGCTATTGCTGTATCTGCAAAACCCCCAAGCATTGTAAATGGTTTACGCCAATTTATATTGAATGATATCATAAAATATTGTTTTTTAAAAAAATTATTTTAGAATATAATAATTAAAACTCAATAAAAAAATGAAAATAGATAAAAAAAAATATAGAAAGCTTGTAAATGCCCATAAAAACAGGCTAGAAATATCATTTGATAACTATAATTGGGAAAAATGCACCTTTATTCCTAACTTAAATCTAATGCAAAATCCCGTTATTATTTTCACTCAAAACAAGTTTATAGAAATAATTGGGGCTAGAAACACCATTTATTTAAGAATAAACTAGGTTATTTTCTTCTAAACTTGTATTTAACCCACCCAGTAAGTAAAAAAGCTTTGATATAGATAACGAAGAGCGTTATATCCATAAAAACTGATTTAACATATTGGCTAGTAAAAATAGAATCAAATCCAAAATCCAAACAAAATACTAACCCGTCTATTATACCGATTAAAATAAAAGTTGAAAGGATAACGGACATGTATTTTTTACTAATATATTCTTTAAGTTTCATAAAGTTTTAATTTTTAATTATAAAGGGAAGACGAAATCTTTTTTCCTTGTGATGAAGTAATTATTTTTTGGATTATATTGTTTAATTCATTCAAAAAAGAATAATAATAAGACTCCAATTCTATTAGCGTAAATCTTTTTGTTTCGGTATCGACCGCACCAACATTCACGCCATTAAAATAAATTAAAGTGATATTGGGAGCAATATCAACGCCAAATAGCTGGAAATCTCCAACATTCTCTAAAAATACTAAATGTTTAACTGTTTTTTGCATATTGTAAAATAATAGTTGCTCTTTAAATAATGTTAATATATTCTTGTCTAGGTAACTTATCTTTTAAATTAAAGATTTTAAAAATATCTTGCGAATTTAAGAAGACTGTTATGTTATCAAGGTATTTATTCCTGTGAGCTGTTAATAAATCGCAAGCGTAAACAGTTCACAGGAATTATAAATTCTGGGCTTTTTGTCTAGCCATAAAATCAACTGCTTCGTTGAACATATTGCCATTATGAGCTTTTACCCACTTAAACTCAATATCAACGAAACATTTCTTATCTCTTACTTGCGAGATTAAGTCCTGATTCGTTAAAAAAAACTTCTTATCTCCGCATACAGTAGTAATTACATATTGAGAGTCCGTGAATAATGTAGTTTTCTCACGGTTATATCCCAACTCCATCATTTTATCTATTGCTTTTAGGCAAGCGGTTAATTCCATGCGATTGTTTGTGGTCGGTTTACTAGTTCTACCAGAATAACTAATAATCTTGTCTTCACCGACAACGATTATATACGCCCACCCACCTTTACCATTAATACATGAGCCGTCAGTGTAAATATTAACCATGCGTTTTATCAAATTCATTATTAATTATATCATCGAGGGTATTCTGAGCAGTCTCGATAATTTTCTTTAAAGTGTGCTTATCCTCAATCTGAGAAATCATGTGTTCAATAACCATCTTAATCTCTTGAGGACTATGACTATTAGGATTGATGTTATTAATCTGAGTATTATGAACAGTTTTAGCACTTTCCCCAAACCTCTCAGGGTTTTTCATCTTAGCTACAGTGGCTAGAGACTTGACTATTGAGTTTAACCCAACTGCGTCTATATGAAGAGCTGACTTTCCGTCTATGTAATCCTTGGTTAAACTTTCAATCTCATCAGCTAGGAATATGGAACTATCTTTACAGGCACTGATATATTCATTACCGAAGATTGGATCAGAAGCAACCATCTCTTTTATTTGTGGAAGATTTGGCATATCTGTTAATAAGGCAATCTTGTCTAGGGTTAAACCTTGTCTAGTTAGGTCTATAATCCTAGCCTTAGTTGTTATACTGATTTCCATTAACTTGTCTAACTCATCTTCCTCTTTTAACCCAAGCGAGCCATAAAGAATCTTGAAGCGTTGAAGAATATATTCTTTCGCCGCCAACCTAGATAATTCATTCTTATATTTCTGACTATAAGAAACATCATAGATTACGCCACTAATTGGAGGTAAATCTCTGCCACGAGTATAATGTGTATTTCTATCAATAGTGTTGTTTTCTGTCATAAAAGTAAATGTTAGATTAGGACAGTAAATTACCCCCTAAAGATAATAAAGTCAATATAAAAGAAAAAAAAATAAATTAATGACTTAGAATAACTTAGGATTTAAACCCAAGACCCTTGATGAGGCTTAGAGACAAAACCCCCCATAAAAAAGAAAAAATAACACTTGCAAAAATAAAACACTTGACAATAATAGACCCTATCTACCATCTTGTTTAAAAATTAGCGCTAGCTGGTTTTTATACAAGCTTGTCAGCATATTATGCAGGAACATGGCTGACTATAATCCCCTTATTAGGTTCATAGAACAACTGAGAAATATTAAAAAGCCTCAGATTATATCTTAGTCCCAACAAAATAAAAAAAAAAAATACAAAGTAGAGTTAATTGATTAGGTAAAAATGAAATTTAGCTTTTTGCTATAGAGAAACTCAGAATTGAGATTTGAGTGATTGAGACTCAGCCATATAGAAAATAGCCCCCATGTTCATGATGATGGACTCTAGACCTTAATTACATACATAATGAACTATAAGTGAGATTGTGATGAGTAATGTGGTAAAAGAGAGTATGTTGATTAGATGTAAATGAGTTTTTATTGTGTGAGATGTGTGGGTGGGCTATTCTATCCAGAAGGCACCCCCCCTTTTTTATTTCTCAACTTACCCCCTCCCCCCTTGCACTTATTCCACAAACAAAAACAACAAACATTTTTTAAACAAACTCAAACAACAAAACCAACTTCAATTTTATAAAACCATTAACAACAAAATCAAAACCAATCCAACAAATTAAATTAAATTAAAATAAAAAAAAATAAATAATAT